CAGGACCAGGAGCTTTATATGAAAATGGTGAGTTAGTAGAGGGTTTTGTAGATCGTAGTATTTTTAATCCTTACGGCGGCGGCTTTGGTGGCGGTGGCGGTGGTGGTTTTGGAGGTTACGGACGCGGCAGCGGTGGCGGCGGAGGTGGCGGCGGTGGCTACTACTATAACGCCGGCATGCAAGGACAACCTAGACAAAGAGGACAAGTAGGACCAGGAAGTTTACAAGAAACAGTCAACCAAGCATTTTTGTCAGGTGGAAAACCATTTGCCAAAGGTGGTATAGTTAGTTTAGTAGAGGATTAATATGTTTGGATTACCAGTAGAAATGATTACAATGCTTGGATCTAGTGTGCTAGGTGGTTTTATGACTATCTGGGGACAAAGTATCAAAGCAAAACAAGATGAACAAAAGATGTTATTGGCAAGAGCCAATAACCAAATGAAACACATAAATGATGCCCGTACATACGAGAACAAAGGTTTTCAATTTACGAGAAGAATTATTGCACTTACTGCAGTTTTCTTTATAATAGTATGGCCGAAGATAGTACCAGTATTTTTTGACACGGCAGTATTTTTGACATGGACAGAGTTTAGTAGAGGTTTTCTGTTTTTAATTGAACAGAAAGAAATGCTTGTGGACAGACAGTACGCAGGTGTTGTAATAACACCAATGGATACGCACTTAATGGCGTCAATTATTGGACTATATTTCGGAGGAAGCTTAGTAAAAAAATGATGAAAAAAACAATGAAAAAGAAAAACGGAAAGAAATCTAGCTTTGGAATGCTTTCTGTAAAAGCAGGTATTGACAAGAACCCTAAGCCTACAGCAGCGGACAGAATTGCCGGTGCAACGAAAGGCAAGAAAAAAATGATGGGTGGCGGTATGATGAAAAAAGAACCTATGGCTATGGGCTATAAAAAAGGTGGTTCTACAAAAGATACACACGTAACTAAAGACGGTCGTACTGTTAAAAAAGGTTTATACTATTACATGAACCGCGCTAAAAAAAGAGGTACGAGCAAACCTGGTAAAGGCACTGTTACAGATAAAGCGTTAAAGCAATCTGCTAAAACAGCAAAAAAACCAGCTAAAAAACGTGGCTAAAAAGAAATCAATATCACAACAAAGAAAAGCTAAGTCGGATAAAAATCCAAAAGGCATTGCAAAAGGTTGTGGTATGGTTTTAGAAAACAAACGTAAAAAAACTAAGTATGCCTAAGACAGCAGCATGGCAACGTAAAGCTGGAAAAAGCAAGTCAGGTGGATTAAATGCCAAAGGACGTGCTAGCTATAAAGGTGGCACATTAAAAGCGCCTACTAAATCTAAAACAAGTAGTAGACGTAAATCTTTTTGTGCACGTATGGGAGGCATGAAGAAAAAATTAACAGGGGCAAAAACAAAGAGAGATCCTAACTCTAGGATAAATAAAGCCTTGCGTAAGTGGGATTGTTAATATATAGATTTTTTTAATGAGAGATGAAACCGCGATTTATCTCGTCTTGAAAAAGATTAGATCGCGCAAAGAAGAACTAAAAGAAGTGATAGCAACGGGTTTACCGAGCTTTGATGAATACATGAAAGCTGTTGGTGAGCACAAAGCTTACACCATAATAGAACAGGAAGTACAAGACCTGCAGAAAGATGAGGAAAAAAATGACTGAAAAAGAATTGCCTAAAAGACGATTTGCTTTAGAAGAAAAAGATTTAGCTGTAGAAGCTGATGAAAACAATAAGAAAGCTGAAGAAAAAGAAAACAGGTTTCTTAAAAAAATACAACAAGACGCTACTAAAGACATAAAACATTTACCTACAGATAAAGTATTAGAACGTTTACCAGATCCAACTGGATGGAGAATATTAGTTCTTCCGTACAAAGGACAAGGCAAAACAAAAGGTGGTGTAATATTAGCAGATGAAACAATTGAAGAGAGAGGTTACACGACAGTAACAGGTTTGGTTTTAAAAGTTGGACCTGATGCTTACAGAGATGAAACGAGATATCCAAACGGACCTTGGTGTAAAAAAAATGACTGGATTATATTTGGTCGTTATGCCGGATCACGTTTTGGTATAGAGGGTGGTGAAGTGAGAATACTAAACGAGGACGAGATAATTGCTGTGGTAAAAGACCCAGAGGATATCTTGCAATATAAATAAACAGGAGTAAATTATGCCTGCAGAAACTAAAATACAGACACAAGCTGAAGTAGAAGAAAATATGGTAGACTTACCTGATTCTGGTTCACCTGTTGAAGTAGAAATCTCAGACACTAAAAAGACTATAAATCCTGATGAGGATAACCCGGCTGTTGAGACAGAAGTCAAAACTGCATCTTCAGAAGAAATGGATGACTACGGCAATAAGGTTCAATCAAGAATCGACAAGTTAACAAAAAGATTAAGAGAAGCTGAAAGACGTGAACAGGCAGCTGTGCAATTTGCACAAGGTGTACAGAAAGAAGCACAGACACAAGCACAACGTGCTAATCAATTAGATTCTGGTTACGTTGCAGAATTTGGAGATCGTGTAGCAGCACAAATAACTGAAACTAAAAACGAGCTTAAACAAGCTATGGATTTAGGAGATGTAGATAAACAAGTAGAAGCACAAGCTAAACTTAGTAGATTATCTATAGAAGAAGAACGTGCAGCTTCACACAAGGCACAAAGAGAAAGGTTGCAGCAAGAGATGCAGGCAAGAGGAGTTGATCCAAATCAACCACAAATGCCTCAACAAATGCCTAGACAAGCACCTCCTCCACGTGAACCTGACCCAAAAGCAACAGATTGGGCTGAAAAGAACACTTGGTTTGGTTCAGATGAACCAATGACCTTGACATCTTTCTCAATTCATCGTAAACTAATGGAAGAAGGATTTGACCCACAGTCAGATTCATACTATAGTGAAGTAGACAAAAGAATGAGGGATACTTTTCCTCATAAATTTGAACAACAAGTTTCGCCTTCGCAAACAGTTGCATCCGCTAATAGAGGTGCGGCACCAGCAAAGGCGCGTAAAGGTTCTGTAAGACTCACACCCTCACAGGTAGCCATAGCAAAAAAATTAGGTGTGCCACTAAGCGAATATGCGAAGTACGTGAAGGAGTAGGCATATGAATACAGATAAAAACAATAAACTACCGTCACGCGAGTCTGAAACCCGAGTTAAAACCGAACGAAGGAAAGAATGGACTCCACCATCACAGTTAGATGCACCACCTGCACCTAACGGTTTTAAACACCGTTGGATAAGGGCCGAAACGATAGGACAGATGGATTCAAAAAATGTATCCGCTAGAATGCGTGAAGGATGGGAATTTGTCAGAGCTGATGAATACCCAGACACTGAATGGCCACAAATGGAATCAGGTAAATACGAAGGTGTTATAGCTGTCGGAGGTTTGATGCTAGCAAGAATTCCTGAGGAAATTGTTGAGCAGCGAAAAAAATATTTTGCACAAACTGCGCAAGATAAAGATGATGCTGTTGCAAACGATCCACTCAGAGACCAACATCCTAGCATGCCTGTACATAATGAAAGCAGGCGTTCTCGCGTAACATTTGGTGGCGGTAAAAAAGACAACTAGTTTTTTTCCCCTTAAGTTACAAACATAGCACATTCGTGGTGAGTGTGTTGTAACAATTACTATGAGGATAAAATCATGGCTAATATTGACGCGGCCTTTGGGTACAAACCTATTGGGAAAGTTGGTAGTGGCGTTCAAAACATGGGTACGACTATGTACACCATCGAAGACAATTACAGTACATCTATTTTTAAAGGTGATCACGTAATGCAGTCTGGTGGGTATGTAATTGCTGGAACAGCTTCCGGCGCTACGAACCTAGGTGTTTTTAACGGTTGCTTCTACATTGACCCAGTAAGTAAAAAACCTACATGGTCAAATTACTACAGTCAGACTAATGTAACCAGTGCTGGTTCCATATCTGGCTCAACTAATATAGACGCGTATATCTATGACGATCCGTACATGCTTTTCGAAGCTCAATGTGATGGCACTATTGCTAAAACTGATATTGGTAAAAATACTGATTCAGTCTTAACAACTGGTAGTACTGTAAATGGACAATCAAAAAATGAAATTGATGATAGTACAGAAGCAACTACTGCTGGCTTACAGGTAAAAATCATTGGGATTACAAAAGATCCAGAAAACGACGATGCATCAAGCGCAAACGCTAACTGGCACATTATGTTTAATGAGCACGTTAAGTTGGGCACAGGCATCACTGGAACATAATAGCTAGAGGAGAGATATAATGGCAATTTCAAGAATGCAATTGGTCAAAGAACTCGAACCTGGCTTAAATGCCCTGTTCGGATTAGAATACGACCGATACGAAAACCAGCACACAGAAATCTTTGATTCAGAGAATTCTGACCGTGCATTTGAAGAAGAAGTAATGCTAGGTGGTTTTGGCAATGCAGAAGTAAAACCGGAAGGTTCAGGTGTGACTTATGAAGCCGCACAAGAAACTTTCACTGCACGCTACACCCACGAAACCATTGCTTTGGCTTTCTCATTAACTGAAGAAGCCGTAGAGGATAACCTTTACGACAAAATCAGCACTAGATACACAAAAGCATTGGCACGTTCAATGGCTAACACTAAACAGATTAAAGCTGCTAACGTTCTTAACAGAGCGTTTAACAGTTCTTTTCTTGGTGGCGATGATAAGGAGCTTTGTGCTACTGATCACCCTACACTTAGTGGAGACCAAAAGAACGAGCTATCAACTTCAGCTGACTTAAACGAAACTTCGCTTGAGCAGATGTTAATTGATATTGCTGGTATGAAGGATGAAAGAGGAATGAAAATTGCTCTTAGAGGAATGAAAATGATTATTCCTGTCAACCTTCAATTTACTGCTGAAAGGTTAATGAAGTCTGCAGGTAGAGTAGGAACTGCTGATAATGACTTAAACGCTATCAAATCAATGGGAATGGTGCCACAAGGATATGTGGTTAACAATTTCCTAACTGATACTGATGCGTTCTTTATCAAAACAGATGCTCCTAATGGACTTAAGATGTTCACTAGAGCGCCTATTAGAACTGCGATGGAAGGTGACTTCGATACTGGTAACGTAAGATACAAAGCTAGAGAGAGATACTCGTTTGGGTTCTCTGACTGGAGAGGTATCTTCGGATCACCAGGAGCGTAAATCTTTTAGTGGGGCGCATTATGTGCCCCACTATACCTAGTATAACAAGTTATACAGACTGGCTAGGCAGACGATATAGAGACTGTGTAACGATTGGTCTATATGACCAAGGAGAATATTATGGCTAAAACAAGCTTTCAGGGTCCAGTAAGATCCAAGAATAACTATAAATTATATAGTACTACTGCTTCAACAGGTGTTGAGCACGATAGAACTATAAGTGATCCAGCAATGGACGCTAGAAGATTTTATTTAGAAGAATGGTTTTTACAAAGACCAGGTCTAAATGCAAACATTGACCAAGTATCAACAGTAGAAGTTCAAAGAGCTTTAAATAGAAACTGGGAAGCACTTGGAACTAACATGACTACTGCATTATGTAC